GTGCTGAAATGATTGCCTACTGCTTCGCAGAAAAAAAAGGCTACAGCAAATTTGGGTCTTACACAGGAAATGGAAATGCAGATGGAACATTTGTTCATACAGGGTTTTCTCCATCTTGGGTTATGGTTAAAAGAAGTGATGGTGGTACAGAAAATTGGCAAATAAATGATAATAAAAGAAAAACGTTTAATGTAAATAGTACAAGTTTATTTGCAAATTTAAATAATGCAGAAAGCACTGATGGAATGTATATTGATATGTTATCAAATGGATTTAAAGCTAGGGAAACAGGGGGTGGAACAAATGGTTCTGGTTCATCGTACATCTACATGGCATTTGCAGAATCACCTTTTGTAACATCAGGAACTAAAGCAGCGGGGACGGCAAGATAATGTCTAGAAAAAACGGAGGAATAATCGGACCAGCAAACACACCTGTAGGAGGACTCCTAACAGGAGTGGCAAGTGGTGTATGGAGAACAAACGATCTTTTAAATTTTGTAAGTAATAATCAGTGGCCAAAGACTCCTCAGAACATAGAAAACTCATTAAGATTTGATGATGGAAGTTCAGATTATTTATCAATAACACCAGGAAGTTCTTCTAATACTAAAAAGTGGACATTTTCTTGTTGGATTAAACTGGGAAATATAAAAAATAGTTTTCATTCAATATTTTCAGCTTTTACAGGATCAACCGATCAATATAATGCTGTTGCTCTTGATAGTAGTAATAGAGTAGTATTTGTAACAATGGATGAAGGCTCTGGTGGTGTAATGAATATAATTTCAAATGCTATGTTGAGAGATCCTAGTGCTTGGTATCATATAGTAACTGCCTACGATTCTGCACAAGCCACAGATACTAATAGAGTAAAAGGTTATATTAATGGAACACAAGTAACATCTTTTAGTACCTCAAACTATCCAGCTCAAGATAAAACAACCTATATAAATTCTAATAATCAACATAATATAGGTAAAAGATGGAACGCAAATTATTATGATGGCTACATGGCTGAAGTAGTTTTTATAGATGGACAAGCACTAGACCCAACATCATTTGGTGAAACTGACTCTGCAACAGGAATCTGGAAACCTAAAAAAATAGGTCAGATTGCTAATGCAGGAAGTAATTCATTCTATCTTAATTTCAAAGACAGTTCAAATTTAGGTAAAGATGAATCAGGAAATAGTAATAATTTTACTGTAAATAATTTAACAAGCATAGATCAGGCTACCGATACCTGTGTAGAGAATTTTGCAACATTAAATCCATTAACACCTACCATTAACACTACTCATGTATATACTCATGGTAATTTAACAGCAGTTCCAACTTATGTAAGTGCTGGTGGTGTTACTATTTTTCATACTATAAATCCTTTACAAGGAAAATGGTATTATGAAATTAAAGCGGAAACTTCTGCTGGTAGTGGTAATGCAGTTCATACAGGAGTAGTTACAGGAACTTCTGCAACAAATTATACAAGCTCATCAACTCAATCAGGTGCAGAATTTGATATTTTTAGTAATAATATTGAAAAAAGATCAGAAGGCTCATCATCAGTTATTAGCGGATCAAGTTTTAGTAGTGGAGATATTGGTATGATAGCAGTAGATATGGATAATGGCAAAATATATATTGGTAAAAATGGAACTTGGCTTGAAAGTTCTAACCCAGCTACAAGTTCAAATCCAAGTGTAAGTTTTACTGTAACAAACGATTTAGTTTTTTTTACTTCTCCTGTTACAAATAGTGGTAATAGTAATAAAGCAAAAGTTAGTATGAATTTTGGTAATCCACCATATGCAATCTCATCAGGAAATAGTGATGCTAATGGTTTTGGAAACTTTGAATATGCTGTACCTTCGGGATATTATGCGTTAAATACATCTAACTTAAATACTTATGGATAAAAATTATGGCTTATAGTTCAATTACAAAACCGGAAGATCATTTTGAAACAATAACATACACAGGAGATGGTAATAGCACTCAAAATATTACTGCAAATTTTCAAGTTGATTGGAGTTGGATAAAACACAGAAGTACAACTGCGGCACATACACTTCAAGATTCTGTTAGAGGTTTTGATTTAACAAAAAAATTATCTTCTAATGAAAACGATCCAGAAAACGATAGTAGTGGTGCAACTTGGGAAAATTATGGTGGTGTTACTGCTGTAAGTGAAACAAACTTTACTGTTTCGTTAGGCTCAAATACACCTTATCAAACAAATGCAAGTGGTGTTAATTATGTAGCATGGAATTGGAAAGCTGGTGGCACAGCACCAGCAGTTACATACTCAGTAAAAGTAGTTTCAGATAGTGGTAATAAATATAGATTTGATGACTATGGCACTAGTGCTGTCACATTAGATTTACAAGAAGGTGGGACTTATACATTCGATCAATCTGATAGTTCTAACTCAGGACACCCATTAAGATTTTCTACGACATCAGATGGATCACATGGCGGTGGAAGTGAATACACAACAGGGGTAACAACCACAGGAACGCCAGGAAGTGCCGGCGCAAAAACTGTAATTACAGTGGCCGCATCAGCACCAACTCTTTACTACTATTGCACACAACATTCTGGAATGGGTGGACAAGCAAACACAAATTCTACATTTGGTTCATCAAATTTTGCAGGTGCTACACAATCAACTGTTTCTGTAAATAGCGCTGCTGGATTTAGTATTATCAATTGGGCAGGAAGTTCAAGTGATTCTGTGCAAACGATAGGACATGGTTTAGGAGCAACTCCACATTGGATTTTAAGTAAAAACAGAGGTAGTGGTAGTTCAATTACTGCTTGGATAAACTATCATCATAAAATAGATGCTTCTGCACCTGAAGATTATACAGTTTATTTAAATAATCAAGATCAAAGAGTTGATAATCCTGTTTTTGGAGATACAGCACCTACAAGCACTGTATTTTCATTTAATACAGGAACAGATAATCAAAATTATATTTCATATTGTTTTACAGAAAAAAAAGGATTTAGTAAGTTCGGAAGTTACACAGGAACTGGAAATGCAGACGGGCCATTTCTTTACACAGGATTTAAACCTGCTTGGATTATGATAAGACGAGTTGTTGGAAACACGGGAAGTTGGGTAATACATGATAATAAAAGAGATCCTCATAATATTGTAGCAGCGACTTTAGACGCTGACAATAATACTGCAGAAGCATCTACAAGCAGAGGTGATTTTTTATCTAATGGTTTTAAAAATAGGTCAACAACAGGATTTAATAATGAGTCTGGACACTCGTACATTTATATGGCGTTTGCAGAAAATCCGTTTGTAGCTAACGATTCTGGAACATCAGTGCCTGTAACAGCTAGGTAAAATAGGTATAGACAATAAATTAAAAATATAATAAAAGGAGATTAATATGTACGCAAAAGTAGAAAATAATCAGATTGTAAGAGCAAACTCTAACCTTGGATCGTTTGGTTTGTCTCCTGAGACAACTGTTGCTCAAAGAGAAGCACAAGGTGTTTATGAAATAATATACGATAACACTAATCTAAAAGATTCAAGATATTATTGGAACGGTGCAGAGTCTATGGTGTTTGCAAACAACGCTGTTACTGCAAGTTATGCGCCAGCTACAGGAAAAGATGTAGATGATAAAAACGCAGTTGATGAAAATGGAAACAATGTTTTAGATTCAGATGGCAATCAAGTAATTATTGAAGGTTTAAAAACGATATTTAAAAGAGAAATAAAAGCACAAGCTAAAGGTTTATTATCATCAAGTGATTGGTATGTAATTAGAAAAGCAGAGGATGCTGAATCTACAATACCATCTGATATAGCTACTTACAGAGCAGCTGTTAGAACTAGATCTAATGAAATGGAGACAGCAATTGATGGTGCAGCTGATGCAGCAGCTATGGAAACTTTATATACATACACTAATACAGGCACAGAAGAGAGCCCTGTGTATACTAGACCTTTAGGTGAGTGGCCTGAACTTTAGTAGTTCTTAAAGATATTGATTCTGCATAAAAACTAATATAAAACCTAAAAAACAGGTTTTTTTATGCTACAAAAAATAGGCTTTCAACCAGGATTCAACAAACAGATTACAGAAACCACAGCCGAGGGGCAATGGGTTGATGGTGATAATGTAAGGTTTAGATATGGTACACCTGAAAAAATAGGTGGCTGGTCACAATTAGGTGAAAATAAATTAACTGGTGCAGCAAGAGCCTTACATCACATAGTTAATAAATCTGGTAATAAATACGCAATCATAGGAACTAACAGAATTTTATACGCTTACACAGGTGGTGTATTTTACGACATACATCCTATCAAGACTACAACTACATTGACTAGTGCATTTAGTACAACGAATGGTTCAGCAACAGTTACTTTAACATTTAGTACAGATCACAATATATCAGCAAATGATATTATACTATTAGATAGTTTTTCTGCAATTACAGGATCTAATTTTGCAGCTTCTGATTTTAATGATAAAACATTTATGGTAACTTCAGTTCCCACTTCTAGCACTTTAACAATTACAATGCCATCAAATGAATCCGGAAGTGGTGCTACTACATCTGGTGGTATTAGAGTACAACACTACTATCCAGTTGGTCCTGCAGAACAACTACCTGGTTTTGGATGGGGACTAGGTCAATGGAGTGGTACAGTATCAGGAGAAGCAACTACTACTTTAGTTAGTAGTATTAACGCATCTCAAACAACAGGTATTGAATTAACAGATGCATCACAGTTTCCGACGTCAGGGACAAATCACATTCAAATAGGAACTGAAGAAATATCTTACACAGGTATTACATCAAGTGTTTTAACAGGAGTAACAAGAGGTGTTAGAAATACTACAGCTGCTATTCACAATGCAGGTGTTACAATTACTAATTCTTCTGATTATGTTGCATGGGGTGAAGCAGCATCTGGTGATTTAGTTGTTGACCCAGGTTTATGGAGTATTGACAACTTTGGTGATAAAATTATTGCACTAATACATAATGCACAAGTTTTTGAATGGGATTCAAATGCAACAGATGCAGTAACAACAAGAGCTACAATTATATCCGGTGCACCAACTGCATCACGTGATATGTTGGTATCTACACCAGATAGACACTTAGTATTCTTTGGAACTGAAACAACCATAGGTGATCCAACAACACAAGATGCAATGTTTATTAGATTTTCTGATCAAGAAGATATTAACACTTATACACCTACAGCAACCAATACAGCTGGAACACAAAGATTAGCTGATGGATCTAAAATAGTTGGAGCAGTTAGAGGTAGGGATGCTATTTATATTTGGTCAGACACATCTTTATTTACCATGCGTTTTATCGGTGCACCTTTTACTTTTGGTTTTGCACAAGTTGGTACAAACTGTGGATTAATTGGACAGAATGCTGCAATCGAAGTTGATGGTGCTGCGTATTGGATGTCGGAAAACGGTTTCTTTAAATATGCTGGTAGTCTAGAATCTTTATTATGTTTAGTAGAAGACTTTGTATACAATGATTTGAATACAACCGCAGGTCAATTAATTAATGTAGGTCTAAACAATCTATTTGGTGAGATTACTTGGTTCTATTGTACAGAAAGTTCCACAGTAATTAATAGATGTGTAACTTATAATTATTTTGATTCTAGTGCACAAAGACCTGTATGGACAACAGGAACACTAGCTAGAGGAACATGGCAAGATTCAGCGGTGTTTGGTTTACCACACGCAACTTCTTACGACGCAGATAGTAATGCCTCTTATGATGTAGTTGGTAATACTGATGGATGCACAACTTATTTTGAACATGAAAAAGGAACTGACGAAGCGTTAGCAACAGGTGTTAATGCTATTACTTCTAGTATTGAATCTGGAGACTTTGATATTACAGCGCAAAGATCTCAATTGGGTCAAACAACTGGTGGTGCAACATTTAGAGGAGATGGTGAGTTTATTATGAAGATTAGAAGAT